ATTGTAAATACATATTTTAATTTGTATTATTAAGATCAAATACTGCGCTGAAAGTTTTTATTTTTGTGGCCCGTTTCTCTTTTGGAGGAATGGGCTTTTTAATGTCAGTTTTTAATTTGCCGGACGGATTACGGCGCAAAGGGCCCCGCTAAATATCGATTATTGGCGGGGCTTTTTATCTTATAGTTTTTCGCTTACATCAAATGATGTTAAACGCATGAGTTCTGCTAATTGCTGAGGCAGGTTAAAAGTTCTAATCTCATATATGCTAAGCACCAAATGCTTAGAATTTCAGGTTTTGTGGAATTCACATAGCTCATTTCTAATTAGGGAATGAGCTTTTTTTATTTATGTTATAGTCCAGCTTGAACAAAAACTGGTAAGAAAAATGTATATCTGTATTGGCGGTGATTTGGACGGTGAAGTTGTAAATAACCGTGAAGGTACATATTTTAAAGCCAGCGAAATTGATCCAAGTAAACAATCAACTTACAACAGACAAAGCTATGTTGTAGAAGGGAATACTTATCGGTTTTGGCTTTGTGCGGAAATACCTTATTTAGAAGCTACTAAAATTGCTAACAATTATCTAAGCGAAAAATACCCATATTTTTCTTAATTTAGAACTAAACACCTTGAGGCATACAACTTATGGGGTTTTTCTTATTGTGAAAAATTATTAAATTTGAATGGTAAAAATTCGCTATAGTAAATTAAGTTATTGAAATTTAAATAAATATTGAGTAATTTCCTTCCATTTGTTAAAGTGATTATTAGTTAAATTAATCAAGTGGTGGAATCATGTTGTTTAAAAGTGAATCAAGATATGAGTTACAGTTTATTAATGATAGTCATTTTGAAATTTACTGTTCAGACTGTAATGATACTTGGGGAGTAAAAAGACAACTCGAAAAAGTTGAATTTGTAAAAGATATCGCTTTAGTTGAGGTGTTCGATGGGAAATACTTGGAAAAAATTACAGGTATATCATCTAGCCAGCAGGATTTGATGTCATGCTTAGATGAGTGGTTTGATCTGCTTAATAGTAAGGAAATCAATATCTATAAAGATTTTGGATAACACTGTAATTAATAGGCAATCTTAGAATTTTATTTACTGCCCACCTACAAGTGGGCTTTTCTTTTTGGAGCATCTATGCCTGAGTTTCAAAAAAACATAAATGAGATTAGACAGCTCCAAACAGAGCTTAATCATTTGGGAAGCTGTACTACCAAGGGCCTCACAGAACAACAGATCGCTCAATTAGATGAGCGATTTTTTTTGGCCATAACAAATCAAAATAAATTAATTGCTCGTCTTAATAATAAGCCCGAGGGCTTCTAATAAGGAGCTTTAGACATGGACGATAAAGAATACTTTTGGCTTACAAGAAAAAAAGAGCCAAGAACAAAACCTAAAAGCAGACCACTACCAAAAGCTAAACAAAATTATTTAGAAGCTGAAGAAACTTTATTTCAAGAATTAGAAGAGCATCTAATTGGCTATCGAAGAAAATTTCAATTTGAATCTACCAAGAATTGGCGGTTCGATTTTTATATTGTGAAGTTGAATCTTCTTATAGAAATTGCTGGCAGTCCTTGGGCTGTTGGGCGCGGTGGTAGAAAGATTGCAAATGCATTAGGTAAATATGACTTAGCTTTAGATAAGGGTTATGTATTTGAGCGTCTTGAACCTCATCAAATTGAATCAGGTTATGCAATCAACTGGATAAAAAATGAATTAGTGAGAATTGAAGATGGAACAGATCAGACCATTTCCGCCAACTGATTTTATTGATCAGGCAGAAGAAGAGGAAGCAATCCGTTTAATACCGGCACCAGATTTAAAGAAATGGGTTGTTGCTAATTTTCTTACGCTCGGTGGTCCTCTACACAACCCGGACCATGACCATATCGCTGAGCTGCTTCATGATAATGAGGAGTTTTTAGAATTTGCCTGGGCTTCTTCTGCATATACGAGAGCTAAGCGTATGGTTTTGGGCCAATGTGAAAAGGTTATGTTTCAACAAGGCGGATGGAAGAAAGCTCGCCAAGAGCAGCAGATGCGGGATTGGTTCGGATTTGTACCGACTTACTTAATCACTATCGATGCTACATTTTGCGATAAAGCCAATGATAGCGAGTTTTGTGCTTTGCTGGAGCATGAGCTCTACCACATTGGTGTTGAGCGTGATGAAGACGGTGAAATTATTTACAGTGATCATACTGGCTTACCAAAACACTATTTAGCTGGTCACGATGTGGAAGAGTTTATCGGTGTAGTTAAGCGTTGGGGCGCAAATGAAAACGTTAAGCGGCTTATTGAAGTTGCTAAAAACCCGCCGTTTGTTTCTGATTTAGATATATCAAAATGCTGCGGAAACTGTGTAATCAACTGAGCCTTAGGGCTCTTTTTTTTGTCTATTTTGCTAGACGTAGCTAGACAAGGTAGGGGTATGGCTGCATTAAAAGAACAAGTGAAAATTTATATTGTTCAAGCTCTTGCATGCATGGATACCCCTCAACAGGTTGCAGAGGCTGTCAAGCAAGAATTTAACATTGAAATTGATCGGAAACAGGTACAACTTTACGACCCGACTAAAGCTGCAGGAAAAAACCTAAGTAAGAAATTCAGATTGCTGTTTGAAAAGACGCGAGAGGATTTTCGAAATAATATTTTTGATATTCCTCTGGCCAATAAGTCATTTCGTATTAATGAACTACAAAAGATGTATGACACAACCAAGAACAAGGTCATTAAGCAAAACATCATTAAGCAGGTGAAGGATGAAATGCATGGTCATTCAGCGCAATTGCTGGATCTTGAATTAAAGCAGCTTGAGATCGAAAAAATCAGAAACGGTGACGGCGAAGGTGCTGACGATCCAACACCAGTAAAAGTAACCATTCAAGTTGTAGATGCGAGTAAAAAAGATGCCGAACATCAATCCGACGCTGAATGTACCTCAGGCTAATTTTTTACAGATGGAGAAAAAGTTTCGCGCATTTGTTGCGGGCTTTGGATCTGGTAAGACTTGTGTTGGTTGCTCTAGTTTGTGTAATAAAGCTTGGGAGTTTCCCAAGGTGCCTTTAGGTTATTTTGCTCCTACTTACCCGCAGATTCGGGATATTTTCTTTCCAACCATTGATGAAGTTGCTTTCGATTGGGGACTTAAAACCAAGGTCTATGAAACCAATAAAGAGGTGGATATCTATTATGGTCGGCAATATCGAACAACTATCATATGTCGATCTATGGAGAAACCAGCAACCATTGTAGGTTTTAAAATCGGTCATGCCTTGATTGATGAACTTGATGTTATGGCCAAAGTCAAAGCACAACAGGCCTGGCGTAAGATCATCGCACGTATGCGTTATAAGCAAGCTGGTTTGCTCAATGGTATTGATGTGGCTACAACACCTGAAGGCTTTAAATTTACCTACGAACAATTCGTTAAAGAGGCAAATAAAACACCGGCTAAGCGAAAGTTATATGGAATGATTCAGGCTTCAACCTATGACAATGAAGCGAATCTTCCAGATGATTATATTTCATCCCTTTATGAGTCATATCCTCCACAATTGATTTCAGCTTATCTGAGAGGGCAATTTGTCAACTTAACGAGTGGCGCAGTTTACCCGGACTTTGATCGAGTTAAAAATCACACGGACGAAGAAATTAAGGAAGGTGAGCCATTACTAATTGGAATGGACTTTAACGTTCTAAAAATGGCTGCAGTTGTTTATGTCATAAGAGAAGGCAAGCCTAGAGCTTTAGATGAATTGGTGGGTGTAAGGGATACACCGACTATGTGTCAGTTAATTATAGAGCGTTTTCCTGAGCATGATATTACGGTGGTGCCGGATGCTTCAGGTCAAGCGACCTCATCAAAGAACTTCAGTGAATCTGATCATGCAATTTTAAAGAAAAATGGTTTTAAGGTTGAAGTGAATGGTGTCAACCCAGGCATTAAAGATCGAATTAATGCTGTGAATGCCCAGATCCTTAACGCTGAAGGTGAAAGACACTTAAAAGTGAACACAAACAAATGTCCTAACTTTACGGCCACTTTAGAACAGCAAGTTTATGATGATTTTGGAATGCCAGATAAAAGCGCTGGCTTGGACCATGTGGGTGATGCGGGTGGCTACCCAATAGCTAAACGGTTCCCGATCATCATTCAGAAAGTTTTTAAACGGCGCACAATCGCTGGTTTTTCTCGTTAAACAACGCACCTTTATAGGTGCTTTTTTATTGGTGTTTTTATGGCAGTTACTGATAAACATCCGCAGTATATTGCTGCACAAAAAAGTTGGTTAGTGATGCGTGACGCCGTTGCCGGTGAAGAGCAGATTAAACAGGAACAAACCAAATACCTTCCTAAATCGGCTGGCATGATCGAGGCAGAAAAGCAGGGCGATACAGCTGGAGCGATTTACAAAGCGTATCTAAGCCGTGCTCAATATCCTCTTTGGGTCCAAGATGCATTACGCACAATGATTGGGTTAGTTTCAAAGCTTGAACCTAACATCGTAATTGAAAGTTCTCTGTTAAAGGGATTAATAGAGAACGCCACAAATGACGGATTTGGGCTTAAACAGCTCTTTATTCGTATTTGTTCAGAGTTGCTGGAGTTTGGGCGCTGTGGATTGCTTGTCGACGTTGATGCTAACGGGGTGCCATATTTTGCGCTTTATGATGCTTTATCAATTATTAACTGGAAGGAAAAAAGTATTGGTGGCCGTAAGGATCTCAAACTGTTAGTGCTCGAGGAGCAATTCGATAATAGCGAAGATGAATTTGGCCATGATACGAAAACGGTCCATCGTGTTCTATCATTGGTTGATGGATCCTTAGCAGTCAGATTGTTTGATGGTTCAAATGTGGAGGATAAAACTCCCGGTCTCGGGGGTAATCAACTTTCTTTCACACCATTTGTTTTTTGCGGTGCCACTAGTAATTCCCCGGATGTAGGTACCGTACCGCTTTTGACAATGGCTAAAGCTGCTCTGAAGTATTACCAGCTCAGTGCTGACTACTTTCAGTCTCTTCACCATACTGCTCATCCGCAACCTTGGATTAATGGTCTTGAAGGTGATGAAGATATTAGTGTCACTGGTGTTATGGCTGTCTGGAGTCTTCCGGGTGATTCACAGTGCGGTTATCTGGAAATATCTGGCAGTGGGATTGAACTCACTAAAAACGAAATGGATGCACAAAAAAATGCAGCATTAGAAGCTGGTGCCAAGGTGGTCGATACCAATACACAGGAATCAGGTGAGGCACGCCGCGCACGACAGGATGACCAGCAGGCAAGTCTTCACAGTATCGTAATGTGTGCAGCTGCAGCAATTGAACAGGCCATTAAGTATGCAGCGCAGTGGTTAAAGCTGGATTCAACAAAATATTCATTTACGGTTGAGCCTGAGTTTATTGTGCAGGTCACGGATATTAATCTTGCAAAACAGCTTTATGAAGGTGCCATTTCAGGGAAAAACTCTTTCCGCACATATTGGGAATACCTGATGACAGGTAAATTACCGGCCCATGACTATCAGGAAGAGGTGAAACGGGTTGAAGGTGAGAGAGATAGCATGCCGCTTTAGAGGTGTTAAATGGCTTCATATACCGAAAAATCTTTGATTGAAGTTCTCACTCAACATCAGGCGTATTTATACCGAGTTTCTTCTCAATCAGTTAATGAATTAGTAAAAATCTTCAATGATGAGTCGGCTTTAATGCTGGCAAAGCTTAGAGATTTACTTGATGAATTAAATGATTTTGAAAAGGTGGCACTTGCTGGCGGCCAATACACAACGACAAACCTCAAAGAGATCCACGATTTAATTTCTCAATGGTTTGCAGCAATAAGTACTTCATTACCAGAAGCATTCGCCGTTTCAGCTACTGCGATGGCTGTATATGAAGCTAATTACACTGCAAAGTTGTATGGCGGCAAGATTAAAAAACCGAATGGTGAAAAGCTTTATTTAGCCGCTAAGAAGTCACCTTTAGTTGGCGGTGCGCTGGTTGATGATCTTCTATCGAAGATTGCCGATACTGCTCGCCAAAAAGTTGAATATGCGATTCGTGATGGTATTAGCTCAGGCAAAACTAATCAGCAAATTGTCCAACATATCCGTGGTGCAAAGCGCCTTAACTTCGAAGATGGCTTATTAACAAGTACTAAAAGTGATATTGATCGTACTGTAAGGACTGTTCGTAACCATGTGGCCAATCAAGCTTATCTTGATAGCTTTAACAAGATTGGTTTTGAGTATATCCGGTTTGTTAGTGTTCTTGATGGAAGGACAACAAAACTTTGCGCTTCGTTGGATGGTACCGTTTGGGAAATTAGCGACCCAGCAAAAAGAGTACCGCCGTTACATCCAAATTGCCGCAGTATTCTGGTGCCAGTTGAGAAGGACGGTAAATTAGTTGGAGAACGGCCATATATCATGGATGAACGCCGAGTTAAGGACATCCCAAAAGATGAACGTGACCAACTGATTGGACAGATTGATGCTAATACAACATTTAAAGAGTTCTTCAAGAAGACAGATGATTTCTTTCAGAAAGAATGGCTAGGGCCTAAGCGTTATAAGCTCTACAAAGAAGGGAAATTTGATTTTGATAAGTTCTTCGATCCCGAAGGGCGGTTTTATACTTTGGATCAACTTCGTAAGTTGGATGAGCAGAAATTTAAGGACATTGGATTATGAAAATAATTAGTCGCGGTACACCACCGGAACTACAGAATTATCGAACTAACTGCAATAAGTGTCACTCTTTTCTCGAATTTCAAAAAAGTGATGCAAGAGTGGTTGATGATCGCAATGAAACAGTTTACGTAATTACTTGCCCTGTATGTAGTTGTGATATTTGGATTTCTTCACAAGCATTAAAGCCAGTGCAAGAAAACATCAATAAGGTGCAGTAGATGACAGTAAAACAAATCAATGTAGTCTTGAAAGCTGAAGTTTCAATAGACCAGGGTGTGCAACAGAGAGTTAATGATGCTCTTCAAGCTCTCTATTGCATTACTTATAACGAATTAACAGATGATATCTGGCAGGCAATTAAGTTACTCCAGAAAGTCGAACAACCAAAAGTAAACGAGGGTAGTGAAAATGTCTGAAATATCTGTCGCTGAATATGTAAAGAGAAAAGAAGAGTTGGAAAGAACTCTAACAGGTTATATTGCTGAATTGATCAGTAAATTTGAAAAAGATACAGGCGTAAATGTACAAGATGTATATGCCAATTTTTCTAGTGCTACTTGTTTGGGTGGTACGGAAAAATACTTCCTAACAGGCGTGACAGTTAAAACCTCAATCTCTGATTAACTTAATTTATTAATTCAATAGCACCTTAAGGTGCTTTTTTTGTGAGAAGAAAATGCCAAGTCCAATTATCCAATACTTTAAATATGAACATTTACCAGAACATTTGCAGCAAGTTAGCAAGCCAATAGGTGAGTTAGCTAAGCAAATGGACGAACTATTGCCTGATGGTCCTGAAAAATCAACGGGGTTACGAAAGCTGCTTGAAGCTAAAGATGCATTTGTTCGACAAGCTGTAAGTAAATAACAAATTATTCAATTGAATTAGAGCGTCTGTAAGGGCGCTTTTTTAATGCCTTGAGATAAGGCTTTACCCCCAATCAAACGAGAGGTTTGAACATGTCATTGCCATTTATTGTTGATTCACTTGATGCCATCAAAGAAGAGCACCGAGCACTATATGTTGAGGAAAACGGGAAGTTTCGCCTTGACCTAGAAGGTTACGAAGATCCAAAAGGTTTGAAATCTGCACTTCAAAGCGAGCGAGAGGCCGCAAGAACTGCAAATCGCCAACTTCAGGAACTCCAAAAACAATTTGAAGGTATTGATCCTGAAATTGTTAAAAAGGTCTTCTCTCAGATTGATCAAGATGAAGAAGCTAAATTAATCGCTGAAGGCAAGATTACCGAAGTGATTCAGAAACGTACCGAGAAGATGCGTGAAGAACATGAAAAGGTACTTAAAGCCGAAAAAGACCGTGCTGACAAAGCCGAAGCTTATGCAAATAAGTTTAAGGACTCAGTAATTCAAGGGCAAATCATTCAAGCAGCTGTAGAGCTTGAAGCACTACCTGAAGCAACAGGTGACATTGCGTTTTTAGCCAAATCAAAGTTTGCATTAGATGAAAACGGCAAAGCAGTTGCTGTTGATGAAAACGGCGAAGTGATTATTGGCAAAGATGGCCAGACAGCATTATCGCCAAAAGAGTGGGTTGAGTCTTTACGTGAGCAGAAGCCGTATTACTGGCCAAAACCAAATGGTATGGGCGCACCAGGTTCAGGCGCTTCAATTAAAAAATGGTCGGACTATTCAGAAGCTGAGCGAGCGAGCCTAGCTCGTGAAAATCCAGCAGCATTCCAGCAATTATTGAAAACTAAAGGTAACTAATTATGCCATCTGTTCAATTACAAGATATTTTCGTTGGTGATTACTACCAGACTTTGGACCCAGTAAATTCACCTGAAAAAACCGCCGTATTCCAATCAGGAATTGTTGTAAAAAATGAAGCTTTAACTGACATTGCTAATAATGGCCAAGGCTCATCAACGATTTCATATTGGAATGATCTTGATGCTGACGAAGAGGCGAATGCATCAACTGACAATCCTGATGATAAAGGTGCGGTCGGTAAGGCCACACAAGGTTCAATGCAGGCCCGTACACTTTATTTAAACAAAGGTTATGGAACAGCCGACCTTTCAACTGAATTGGCAAATAGTGAGCCAATGCAGCATATTCGTAACCGCTTTGGTAAATACTGGGAGCGCCAGTGGCAGCGCTATTTATTGGGAGCTGCACGCGGTGTTATTGCTTCCAATATTGCCAATAACAATGGCGATATGGTGATCGATGCCGGCGCAACTGTATCAGCTAATGCATTCCAAGACGCTGCATTTACAGCAGGCGATACTGCTGACCAATTTACAGCGATGGGGGTTCATTCAGTAGTAATGAACCAAATGGTTAAGCAAGACTTGATCGAGTATTTACGTGACAGTAATGGTCAGATCATTCTTGCTACTTATCTCGGTAAGCCTATCTTCATGGATGATGGTTTGGTTTACGGTAATGGTCGTTATATTTCTCTCATCTTTGGTAATGGTGCATTTGGTTATGGGGAGGGATCTCCAACTACTCCTGTAGAACTTGAGCGTCTACCGTCAGGCGGTAATGGTGGTGGTGCTGAAATTTTATGGGAACGTAAAACATTCATTCTTCATCCAGCTGGTTTCTCATGGAAAGGTTCTGTAGATCCAAATGCTTCGCCAAAAATTGCAGGCTATGCAACTGCTGGTAATTGGGAGCGAGTGTTTGATCGTAAAAATGTTCCATTTAGTGCCGTAATTTCAGGTACAGCAACCCCTTAATAAACATGGCGGCGTAAGCCGCCTTTGTTTTGGAGAGAAGAAATGAAAGTAATTTACACAAATAACATCCCTTTGATTCGTGACCCAAGTGTTTGCTATCGAAACGACTTTATTGGGGTGATCGGAAATGCTACTGCAGTAGAGGTTGATGATGATTTTCCTGATGCTGAAATCATTAAGCAGGCTTATGGTCGTTTAGCAATACCTCTTGAAGAGGAAGCTGATGATGTGGGCTCAAATAGCGATTTAAAATTGCAAGAACGCTTAACCGATACTCTAAGTAAGCTTGAATCAGTTGAAGCAGAAAAGACACGACTTGAAGCAGAAAATTCCCGTTTAGAGGGTGAGCTTGCAGAAGAAGTGGCGGAAAAAGCTGCATTGCTTGTCGATGAACAAATCGCAACGGCGAAAGGTGAGTTGGCATCATTTAAAAATGATATTCCAGCTATGAAAGCACGTATTGCTGAACTTGAAGCAGTCAAAGGTACACCTGATCCATTAGATGGCCCAACACCAGGTGATTATGAAAATTGGAAGGTCGACCAAATCAAGGCTTATCTAACTGATAAGGGCATCGAGTTTAAACAGTCGGCATTAAAACCAGAATTGATTGCATTGATTCCACAAGATCCAAAGGAATAATCCATGAGCTTTATCACTGAACAAGAAGCGATTGAACATGTTGAAGGCTTTGATGCTTTATCTGCCAGTGATAAGGCTCAATATCTTCAAATGGTCGAGGCATATCTGTTAGCACGTAATGTTAAGCCTTATGAAGATGTAACCGAAGTTCCTGAAGCTTTAAAAACTGCCTCTTATCAAATCATCAAGGGCATTATGAAAGGTGATCTATATCAAGGGCAGGAACAAGCATTAAAGCGTAAGAAAGTAAAAGCCGATACTGTTGAGACCGAAAAGGAATATCAGGATGGATCAGTAAAGCTTAGTGCGATCGAGCAATTCATTCTTGATTTGATCAGACCTTATTGCAAGCGCAAAGCTGTATTTTTTGTCAGGAAAATTTAATGGGACTACGTGACCAAATTCAGGCAGAAATTGCTGAAGCATTTGACGAGGATCTAGCTGACGCCGTTCATACTTTTACGTGTGAAAGGATAGTCAGTACAAGCTGGAATCCTAAAACTAACACTTCTGAAAATGTAGTTGAAAATTATTCTGGTCGTGGCGTTTTGTTTGGCTCATACAATCAATATGAGATTCAGACACTTGGAGTACTAGCAACCGATAAAAAAGCCATCGTACTTCAGAATGAAGTAACAATGGTACCGAAAATTGATGATGAATGGCTAACAGCCTTAGGTTCATTCCGGGTAATTCATATTCAGCAGGATCCAGCCGCGACTATTTGGAAGTGTCAGTTGAGGAAGGTTTAGATTTATTATCAACTTAATATATACTCCACTTAAAATAAAATGGGGTGTAATTGATGTGCAGAAAGAACAAATTAATGGTCAAATAATTGAGTTAAAACTTTCCGTTCATGATGCTTTAATGGAAAAGGGTTTTAGTCTCACTATCAAACCTGATTACAATTTAACTGAAGCTGAATTTAAAGATTTAAAGAGTCCATCAAGAAGTTGGGATTTTCTAAGTACAGGGCTTTTTATGTTTGGAATCGGTTTACTTTTAACTTGTTTGAGCCGTTTTCTAGCTCAAAATTTTTTATCTTCTTCAAAAGTCGAGCCTTATGAATGGATATGTGGACTCATTTCTTTAATTCTTGCAGGTATCGCTTGGGGAATAGGTTTAATAGTTTCAAATCCTAAAAAAGAGGTTATGAAAAGAATAGAAGATCATTTTTCTACACATATGCCTTTTCAACAGTTTGTAAGTAAGAGAGATAAATAATGTTTACATTTAAAAATTTACCAGACAATTATTTACCTCTTGAGAAATTAACTATCTGTAGTAATAAAATAGTTGGTGGCGGATTCCCATTTTCATTAGGCGAGGGGTTGCCAATTATTATTGGCGGAGGGAATAATCCAAATGTTTGGATTCAAGCATTAACAAATAGTCATGTCAAAAATCTTACACTAATTGTTGATGAAAATATTTCTAAAGCTAAAGAAATATCAGTAGTTAAACCAACTAACGGTGTTATTGAAGTTTATTATAAAAGCACTATTAAAATTTTGCGTGTAAAAAGCAATGGTGAAAGATCAGCTACAATTTCTCATTTAGATTTAAGACCGATTGGATTAAATATTACGGGAACGCCTCTTAAATTAAATATTGGGGGATCAAGTTTTTCAAACAATACCGTTAAAGGTACCAATGTTTTTGTTGGGCTTGGATAATTCTAAAAATGATAATTACACCCGCTTCGGCGGGTTTTTTAATGGGCGCAATTTAGGAGTTTAGATGATAAGTACAGATTATGTACCCGAGTGGTATATCTCACCATTCCAACATGTTCAATACACGCTTGCTCGAAATCAGCTTCACATGGATCTGTTATTCGAGGACATGAATAACGTTGATAAGTTCTTGTCTACTGAAGGCGCAGCGGCACAAGTTGATTTCTATTCGAATGGTACTTATGCAGTTGTTCAGTTGGGCGATACTTCTGAAAGTAAGCCGATAGAAGTCTATGGACTGCTTTTACATGAAGCTGTTCATGTTTGGCAAAAAGTTAAAAAGCTCATGGGAGAAAAAGAGCCTAGTTCAGAATTTGAAGCATATTCAATTCAAGCGATCGCTCAAGACCTTTTCGAAATGTACGAAGAAAGTGAGGTAAAGCATGGGGTGGACGGGGAAAAAGCCGACTAGTTTTAGTTTAGATATCGTTAAAAATGCTGAAGACCAAGTTAAGAAAATCACCATGGATACGGTGCAATCATTGGTTGTTTCAAGTCCCGTTGATACTGGAGCTTACCGAGCTTCACACGTTGTTTCGATTGGATCTGCTGATTATGGTGTACGTGGACCTGAAACAAACGCCGTTCAAGATGCAGCTATTCAAGCCGTTAAGTTTAAGCTGGGCAATTTAGTTTATATCCAGAACAACCAGCCCTATGCTGAGCGCTTAGAAAACGGTTGGTCCGATCAAGCACCGTTAGGCATCTATAGCACAACTTTTACTTACATTACTCAAAAGTATGGTGGCTAAATGGCAATGACTTTAGAGCAGGCACGACTAGCAATAGTCGAACGTATGATGAGCTTCACAGGAATTTCTCAAGACAGTATCCAATATCCAAATGCTCCTGGCTTCACAGTGCCAACTAAAGGATTATGGTGCCGTTTGGCTATCTCAGGAGGACCTAGCTTTATTGCCGGACTTTCTGATTCACCTTGCACCCGCCGTACTGGCAATATCTTAATTCAGTGTTTTGTCCGGCCTAATACTGGAGACAGGGAAATAACAGAACTTAGTGATGCTTTGCTAGCACATTTTGAATATTTCTCAGTCGAACATTTAGAATGTTTGCAAGGACAATCAGTTTATACGGGTAAAGATGCTGACTTTGTTCAATATAATGTAACAATTGGTTATAGGGTGAATTAAAAAAAAACCTTTATTAACAAAAAAATACTGAAGATTGCAACCGAAGGTAAATTAG